TACTGTTAAATTATTAGTATCAAAAGTACCTGCGTAATCTATGATTGAAATTTCGTCACCTCTTGAAGCTGATCCTGGTAAAGTCATTGTGATAGCTGCTGAAGATGTATCTACAAAATAACCATATCCTGCAGTCATCGTTGCATTAGTCGTTGCAACTGCTTGCCATGCTGTTCCACCAGATACTTCGGCAAAAGATAATTGACCAACACCTGATGTTCCTGATCCTGTTACTGAGTCTACTTTTAAATATCTATCTGCTGTAACATTTCCAGTAGGAAACTTTAGGGTGTAGCTCTGCGAACTCGAATGTGGCGGACTTTGCAACTTAATACCATGGGAATTATTTTCACAGTTAAGTTGAAGAGTTCCTGGGTTAGTATTACCACCAACTTCTACATATCCAGTTCCATTTGGTGTTGCTGTAATATTTCCATTCGCACCATCTGTAATTGTAATCGTTCCAGAGTTTGTTCCTGAATTTGTATCTAAAGTTAAATCATATGCGCCGCTTGTCGTAATAGTTGCAGCAGCTGATCCTGTACCAACTACTATTTCACCAGATCCTTTTGGTGCTATAGCTAAATCAACATTTGAATCTCCACCTGCAGCAGCAACTTTTGGATCTCCACCTGTAGCAGCGTTTGTCATTTCAATGTGATTAACAGCAGAAGATGTAGTTTGAAAAATTAATTGTTCATTTCCATTTTCATCTCTAAGACCATGATCATCATCAAAGTCAATCATGAAAGAATTAGTATCTAAATTACCACCTAACTGTGGTGTTGTGTCATCTACTAGATCACTTGCTAAAGATACTGTTGCAATGTTTGGATTAGTTCCATCATCTGCTTTTGCATAAGCAATTACAGTTTTTCCGTTAGCAATAGTAGCTGAAGTTCCAGATCCAGATACATATTTAAATACTACGTTTTGAGATCCAGATGTTGCGTTTTTTAAAATATAAAAGTTTTGTACGTCAAGAGGAATAGTTACGTTTCTAGAAGCTGTTAATGATCCTGTAAATTCTAAAACTCTGTGTGCAAGAGTTGCACCAGTTGATCCGTCGGATACAGATAAAGTAGTGTCACCAGAATCTGAAACAGCTTGTGTTGTATAGCCACCAGATATTTGTTCAATAATATCTAAATTAGTATTTGTTTTTGTACCCCAAGTACCGGCGTTTTCACCAGTTGCCTGTTTTTCAATACCCAAGGGTGTATATGTCGATGCCATTAAGCTGCTTCTCCTGTTACGTCGTTATAGCTTGTATTTGAGCCTGTTGCAACATCCGAATAAGATGTATTCGAACCCGTTGAAATATTACTATATGATGTGTTACTTCCAGTGTCAATATCTGCATAAGCTTTAACATTTACCGCTCCCACGCTCAAAGAACTAGATAAACCAGTTAATCCCATAACTTGATCTGCTGGAGTTATTGACCCTACAGAACCTGTAAATGATACACCTGTTAATCCCATCGTATCTGCAGGAGATATACTTCCCACAGAACCTGTTACGGCTTGACCAGTTAAATCTGCAACTGCAGAACCTAATCCAACTAAAGATCCAAGACTAAACGAAGCCTCTTGACCAGATAATGTTTGTGCATTGTTTGGAGCAATAGCTGTTCCTTGTGCTGATGTAATAGAAAATCCTGTTGGAAATACAACACTACCACCAAATCCAACTGCAGTCCCTTGAGATGAAGTTATTGCTTGACCAGTTAAAGTTACGTCTTCGTTTGGTGCAACCGCTGTTCCTTGTTGAACAGTAGATGATTGACCAGTTAAACCCATAACCTGATCTGCTGGTGTAATTACACCATTTGCACCAGTTACGGCTTGACCTGTTAAAGATACATTTGCATCTGCTGTTGTAGTTAATGAATCTACAGTTGCATTAAATGATAAACTTCCAAGTTCTACAGTTTTTGGAATTACTGGGGATATAGATCCAACTGATCCTGTAAAAGATATTCCAGTTGGAATAATAATATTTGTGCTTACTATACTAGTTGATCCTAATGAAGCTGAAAATGATACACCTGTTAATGAAACTGTTTCGTCAGCAAGATTTCCCCACTCACCATCATTCCATGCTTTTGCACCCCATCCAGTTGCAAGTAAAGCATCACGGTTCCAATAAGCTTGGCCCCAGGTGAATCGACCCCATCCTGAAGAAACCGACATAGTGGTCCTCCTATGCTAATCTTATGATAGCGTTTGTAGCGTCTGCTGTAGGAAATTGAATTGTGAATGTTCCGTTCGTTGCAGTTTTGTCTCCACCGAAAGCAATTGCACAAACTGCATCTGTTGTACTTGATCCACCGTTTGTTGTTGTATTGTAGATCAAAGCAGCGTTTGCAGTAAACGTTGCTGAACTATAAGTGACATCAGAAAAATCTGTAAAGGCTGTCGTTGAAGATAAAGAAACACCTTGGTTTGTTAAAGTTGCTCCACCTGCTGTGTATGCAGTTCCAGAAGTATTCGTAATTTCTTCAGACGTTGAATAGTCTGTAGTTGAAGCTCCTAATGTAGCGTCGCTATCAAACAATGCGATTTTGAAAGTGTGTCCACCAGATGATTCAAAACTATGTTTACCTTGTAAAAGTTCTTGTTTAAAACTTGAACATATTGCCGATGTATTTGCCATTTTCTATCTCCTTATGGTGATGGTGAATTTACCGGTATTCTAACTGTACCATCAGTATAGTCATCTCTTCTACGTCTACCGATTTGTTCGCCACCGAACTTCTGTACTTCCTGTTTATACTTGTTTTCGTAAAGTGTCAACATATCTGCTGGGCCTTTTAAGAACCCGTAAGTCTCTGCTAAACAGCAATATAATAAGCCATTTGGGAAGTTTAGACTAATATAATTAGTCGTATTATCAGAGGCTAAAGTTGCTGGCATCTTATTATAGTGGACTCTAAATTTATAATTTGTATTAGGTGTAGGAGCTAAAAAGATACGTCCAGAATTAGTGTCTGCATCTCCTGTGGCATTACCAAACATAGCATAGTATTTTGGTTTACCTTGAGCTGCCGATGTTCCTGTAACAGGTTGATATTCTTGTAAATAAGTTACATCTTTTTTAATTAACCATGTGTTTGCACCAGTAAGCACGGAAGAGGAATCATAAACTTGTATACCTCTAATAAACAAGGCTCCTCCTGGAGCGTTAATTGTTTCTTGACCGGGAACCAGGTTTCCAGACTGTTGTTTTCTATCTGCATCAATTGGAATATCACGCATAATTCTATATTGCGCATTTAAAATAATATTCTCTAATTGATCTGTAGATAAAACATTTGAATCTACCTCTGTGTAGTTTCTA